GTCCCATTGGCGAGATTGCGGTCCTGCTGGAGGGTCCAGCATGACGGACGTGGATCGTGAACCGGGCCACCAGCAGTGGACCGTCACCAGTGGCATCGGGGCCAACACGGGCGTCCCGTTCGTCACGATCGTCACCCCGACCGGCGCGATGCACCAGTGCTCGGCCGATGAGGCCGAGGCCCTTGCCGACAACCTCCGCAGCGGCGCGGAGGCCGCCCGCTTCGACCTGGCCTTTTTCAGGGCCATGACCGAGGACTTCGCCATGACCCCACGCGAGGTCGCCGCCATGCTGCTGGCGATCCGCACGCACCGTGACGACCCGCCCAGTGGCCCGCTCGTGCATGGCGGTGACGCATGAGCAGCGTCAGCCCCCTGCCCCCATCCCCCAGCCTCACGCTCGTGCCACGCCGCTCCCACCGTGGGCCGCACTGGTCCGGTGCCGAAGACGCCATCCTGATCGCGGCCTATGGCCAGCAGCCGGCCGCGGCCCTGGCCGCCCGCGTCGGACGCACCACCGTCAGCGTCCGCCAACGCGCCCGCGTCCTCGGCCTGGCGCAGCCGGTCACCGCCCGCATCCGCTGGACCGCCGCGGCCGACGCCCAGCTCCGCGCGTCCTATGGCCAGCGTACCGCGCGCGCCCTGGCCGCCGAGCTGGGCACGACCGAGGCCGCCGTCTTTGCCCGCGCCCGCGTGCTGGGCCTGGCACAGACCAGCATCAACCGGCCGTGGACGGCCGACGAGGACCGGCTGATCGGCGAGCTGTACGGCGCCCTCCCCATCCCGGCGCTGGCCGAGCGACTGGGGCGCAGCTACGACTCGGTGACGAACCGCATCCACGGGCTGGGCCTGACGCGCGAAACGACGGTGGCGCGGCGCGAGCAGCGTGACCAGGACACCATCACCCGGCTGCAGGGAGAAGTGCAGCGCCTGCGTGACCGGCCACCGCCCGATGCGGCCCACGCCCCCAGCGACGATGCCCGCCGGCTGGCGGTGTTGATCTCGTGGCGCCTCCAGGTCATCTCCGCCGCCCAGGCCGCCGTCGTCCTCGGTGTGCCCGTCGAGCGGCTGCCGGTCGAGCTGGGCCGGGCGGCGAAGCGGGGGTTGGATGTCGTGCGTGATGTTCTGGAGGACGCATGAACATCATCAGTCTCGGCGCGGGCGTCCAGTCTACGACCATGCTCCTGATGGCGCTGGCCGGTGAGTTGGAGCCATTGCCCGATGCCGCCATCTTCGCGGTGAGGTTGTAACTGTGGAACAGTGGAAGTCTATAGCTGACTGGCCATATGAGGTATCAGACCAGGGTGCCGTGAGGCGGGCCACGGCCGCGAGCGGTACGCGGGCGGGCCTAATCCTGAAGGGGCGCACGTTCACCAACGGCTATGTCTATGTGTGCCTTCGCAACCATCCGGCGATGCGCTACGTCCAGGTCCATCGCCTTGTGGCTGCCGCGTTCATTGGTCCCGGCACGCCTGAGCAGCACGTCAACCATCGTGACGGCACCAAGACCAACAACGCTGCCGGCAACCTGGAATACGTGACTCCTGCTGGAAACTCGCGCCATGCGGCCGAACTGGGCCTTGTTCAGCAGGGAGAACGGCACTACGCGGCGCGTCTCACCGCCGATGATGTGCGCGCCATCCGAAGCCAAGCCGTGAGCGGCATAAGCCAGCGCGCCTTGGCTCGCGCCTATGGGACAAGCCGCTCAGCGATTGTCCATATCCTCAGCGGCAAGAATTGGAGGACGGTCCAATGACTGAGCCACTCCACATACTTTCCCTTGGCGCGGGCGTGCAATCGACCACGATGTTGCTCATGGCCTTGGCGGGGGAGATCACTCCGCTACCATCGGCGGCGATATTTTCCGATACAAAGTGGGAACCGGCAGCCGTCTACGCGCACCTGGACTGGTGCGAGGCGCAGATGCGCGACTATATCCCGCTCTATCGGGTGAGCGGCGGCGACCTACGGGCCGACGCGCTCAACTACGTGCAGACAGGCGCGGTAACTGGCTGGCGTGTGCCCTACTTCGTGCGCGATGGCGCTGGCAACCCGGCCATGCTGCGCCGGCAATGCACCCGCGACTACAAGGTGCGCCCCATCCAGCGTCAGGGCGCGGCGCTGATGCGGACGGCCGGCGTGACACATGCGACCCAGTGGATCGGCATCAGCCTTGACGAGGCCACCCGCATGAAGCCGAGCGACCGGAAGTCAATCACGCACCGCTGGCCGCTCATCGAATTCCGTATGACCCGCCACGATTGCCTGCTCTGGCTGGAACGGCACGGCTATCCACGACCGCCTAAGTCAGCCTGTATTGGCTGCCCGTTCCACAACGCCGACCAGTGGCGGGCCATTCGGGCCGATCCGGTGGCGTGGGCCGATGCCGTTGCGTTCGATGCGGCTATTCGTGACCAGACCGCGCCGAATGAGAAGCGGCTTCGGCCCTTGGCCGAAGCCTACCTTCACCGCTCGCTCGTGCCGCTGCCGATGGTGGACCTGTCCACGCCGCAGGAGCGCGGGCAGTTGGAACTGTGGGACGCCGAATGCGAGGGCATGTGCGGTGTATAGGCGGCTGACGGCCGCGTGGGAGGGACGGTGATGGGCGTCTGTTGGCGATGCGGCAGCAGTAGTCATATTGCCGAAAAGTGTCCGGTTGCGCCGCCTGAACCTGAGCCGATGACGCTCACCGCGACACTGGCACGGCTGCGGGCGGCCGAGGCGCGGGTGGCGGCGCTCACGGGGGCGGCGCGGGCGGTGCTGTCGAACCTCGCCATTGTGCAACGCGAGTCTGCCGACACCCTCTGGTGTTGCGTCTGCGACCGTGACGCGCATCATCTCGGCTGCCCGGTCGGCGCACTGGCGGCGCTGCTGGAGGAGCCATGAGCCGCCGCTACCAGTGGTGGACGCCCGAGCGGACGGACACGCTCCGCAAGCTGTACGGCGTCATCCCCACCAGCCAGCTTGCCCAGGTGCTGACCACGACGCCCGAGGCGGTGCGGTTGAAGGCCTCGGCGCTCAAGCTGCGCCGCGACGCCAATGTCGAGGGGCGCGTGCTGGCGCTGCTCGATGAGATCGCCATCCTCAGGCGGGAGGTGGGGTGATGCATACCGAACGCGGCGTCGTCCATGATGTCTGTGGCCTGGCGCTCTACGTCGTCGAGCAGGACGGCCTGTGGAGCTACTTCGACGTGGACTGGCAGCCGATCGTGTCCGGCATGTGCCCGCGCTGTGGCCGGCGCCTCATCCGCCGGCGCCTGCGTCTGCTCGCCCCGCCACGGGTGCGCGGCACACCCGCCACGCGCTGAGCCGTGCGAACCGTGCGAGATCTGCGAACTGTGCGAACTGTGCGAACTGTGCGAGATGTGCGAGAAAGTGCTTGATCGTGTGGTGTACGCTGTCCTCACGCTAGGCTGGTGTGCTGTGACTGGGAGGGAGCGAGCGTGTCGTGGTGACCCATCTGGGCGACCTGACGCCTGACCCACGCAACGCCCGCCGCCACAATCCGCGCAACGTCGCCCTCATCGAGGACGCCCTGCGCGAGGTCGGTGCCGCCCGGTCGATCGTCATCGACGAGGACGGCACCGTGCTGGCCGGCAACGCCACCATTGCCGCGGCGGCGGCAGCGGGCCTGTCGCGTGTCCAGGTGGTCGATGCCGATGGCGAGACGATCATCGCCGTCCGTCGCTCTGGCCTGACGCCCGCGCAGAAAACGCGCCTGGCGCTCTACGACAACCGCGCTGCTGAGCTGGCCGACTGGGATGGCGGCGTGCTGGCAGCGTTGCAGGAGGCCGACGCGAAGGCGCTGGCGGGGCTGTGGACGGGCGATGAACTCACCGAACTCCTGGCCGACCTGACACCGCCCGCTGTGGCCGATGACCCTGGCGCCCAGATCGACCGCGCCGACGAACTGCGCGAGCAGTGGCAGACGGAGCGCGGGCAACTGTGGGAGATCGGGCGGCATCGGCTGTTGTGCGGCGATAGCACGAACGCTGAGGACGTGGCGCGGCTGATGGCGGGCGAGCAACCCGCAATGATCTTTGCTGACCCGCCCTATGGTATCTCTATCGTCGCCGCCAACGAACCGGTTGGCGGCGGGGAGGCATACGATATTCCATTCGGCGGGCGCAAGCGGCTTGGGTCCATTGGTGGACCCAAGCCCTTCGGTACTGCTCCGGTTCGAGGCTCCATCGGAGCCTCGAACGTGGTGGCTGTCGGCAAGTATCTGCCTGTCAAGGGTGATGACACCACTGACACCGCAGTGACTAGCTATAGCCTGCTCGCCTCTCTTTTTCCTCAGACCACGCAGGTCTGGTGGGGCGGCAACTATTACGCCAACGCGCTACCACCGTCCTCCTGCTGGCTTGTGTGGGACAAGGAGAACACCGGCAACTTCGCTGACTGTGAACTGGCATGGACTAATCGACCGACCGCTGCTCGCATCTTCCGTCACCAGTGGAACGGGATGCTGAAAGAGAGTGAGCGAGGCGAGCGGCGCGTTCATCCAACGCAGAAGCCGGTGGCTCTTGCTGCCTGGTGCTTTGAGCAATTCGGGCAGTCAGGCGATATCGTCCTTGACCCGTTCCTCGGCAGCGCCATGTCAGCGGTAGCGGCTGAGCAGGTTGGTCGCCGCTGTTACGGGTTGGAGTATGAGCCAGGCTATATCGCTGTTGCGCTCGAACGCCTCGCCGGTATGGGCCTGACGCCGCGCCAGACTGACTCAAGTGACAGGTGATCGATGCCACGGTACACCGAGGACCGCATGGCTGAGGTGCTCATCGAGACCAAAGGGATGCCCTACCTGGCCGCCAGGCGCCTCGGTTGCTCGCATAACACCATGCAGAAACGCATCGCCGCCAGCACCCGGCTCCAGGCAATCGTCGAGGACCAGACCGGACAGATGCTCGACACCGCTGAACTGAAGCTCTACCAGTCAGTGACGAATGGTGAACTGGGCGCCATCAAGTACCTGCTCAGCACCAAGGGGAAGCACCGCGGCTACGTCGAGAGCCAGGAACTTCGGCACAGCGGCGCCGATGGCGGCCCGTTCGCGCTCACAGTGACCGTCGTTGACGACCGCCAGTCCTGACGCCGCACAGCTCACGCTGTCCCGCACTCAGTCGGCCTTCGTGCTGGACACCCACCGCTACGCCGCCTTCGTGGGCGGCATCGGCTCGGGCAAGTCCTACGCCGGCGCCGCCAAGGCACTCGTCCAGGAGATCGGCCGGCCGTCGCTGGGCCTCGTCCTCGCCCCCACCTACCCCATGCTGCGTGACGCCACCTGGCGCACCGCTCTGGAAGTGTGGGCGCCGGTCATTGTCGAGGTGGTCCGTCATGAGATGCGGATGACGCTGCGTGGCGGCACCGATGTGCTGTTCCGTTCCGCCGATGACCCCGAGCGCCTGCGTGGCCCAAACGCCGCCTGGGCCTGGATTGACGAGGGCAGCCTGTGCCCCAGCCAGACGTGGCCCATCGTCATCGGGCGCCTGCGCCAGGATGGCCGCGTCGGCCGCTGCTGGGTGACGTTCACACCCAAGGGCGCGCAGAACTGGACGTATCCCGTCTTTGCCGCGGCTGACGCCGCCGACGTGGCGCTCTACCGCGCCAGCACGCACGCCAATCCGTTCCTCGACCCTGAGTTCGTAACGGGGCTGGAACGGCAGTACACCAACCGTTTCGCGCGCCAGGAGCTGGCCGGCGAGTTCCTGACCGATATCCCTGGCGCCATGTGGACGCGCGCCGATCTGGACGGGCACCGCGTCACGGTGGCGCCTGACATGGCGCGCATCGTGGTCGCCATCGACCCGGCCGTCACCAGTGGTGAGCAGGCCGATGAGACGGGCATCGTCGTGGCCGGCAAGGGGGTGGACGGGCACGGCTACGTCCTTGCCGACCTGACGTGCCGCCTGTCGCCCGATGGCTGGGCCCGGCGCGCCGTCAACGCCTACCACGAGTGGCAGGCGGACCGCCTCATCGCGGAGACGAACAACGGCGGGGAGCTTGTGAAACAGACCATCCACACGGTCGACCGCCATGTCGCCTACCGGGCCGTCACGGCCACCCGCGGCAAGCGGGTGCGGGCCGAACCGATCGCCGCGCTCTACGAGCAAGGAATGGTGCATCATGTCGGCACACTGCCGGCCCTCGAGGACCAGATGACGGCCTTCGTGCCCGACAACTACGATGGCAGCCCGGACCGCGTCGACGCGCTCGTGTGGGCGCTCACCGATCTGCTGGTCACCGGCGCGGGTCCGTGGCGAGCTATCTAGACCGCGTCGTCGCGGCCACCAGCCGCGCCTGGCGCTCGCTGAAAGCCCGCACGCTGACGTTCGTGGGCAACCAGCCGCAGTGGCGCTCGCTCCGGCTCGGCCGCACGTCCTACAGCTACGCGAGCGCCGTCGGCGATGGCCGCGGCAACGCCGCGCTCATGGCCGTCATCCTGTGGGTCTGCCGCACCTTCCCCGAGGCGCCGATGCTGGTGCAGATCCGGCGCCGCAGCGGCGAGCGGGAACCGCTGCCCGACCATGCGTTCACCCAGCTGATCGACACGCCCAACCCCCACTATCCCGGCGAGCTGCTGTGGTGGGCGACGCTGGCCGACTGGATGCTGACCGGCAATGCCTACTGGCTCAAGATCCGCAGTGGCGCCGGCCGCGTCGTGGAGCTGTGGTGGCTGCCCGCCGCGACCGTCACGCCCAAGCGACCGGATGACGGCAGCCAGTTCGTCAGCTATTACGAGTACGTCCCCAGCGGCACCGTCAATGTCCGCTACGCCCCCAGTGAGATCGTGCACTTCCGCTACGGGCTGAACCCCCTTGACGGCGGCCTCACCGGCAGCAGCCCCGTAGCCGCCCTGCTGCGGGAAGTCTTCACCGACGACGAGGCGGCCAACTACTCCGCCTCGCTGCTGCGCAACCTGGGCGTGCCCGGCGTCATCGTCAGCCCGGCGATCGAGGGTGGCGCCACCACGGAGGACCTGCGCGCCAGCAAGCAGGCCTTCATGAGCGCCTTT